ACCAAATGGGATTCGTGTTTGTGACGGTGCCTAGTGGGGCCGAAGAGTAAGCCGACGATGCCGCAGCGTTGGTGGGCAGCGTCTGTATGACCGCCCAATTGCCGCTACCGCCATCGCCGACAGAAACAATACCTCCGCCAGTCGGTTGCAACCGGACACTCATGCTTCCGCTACCCGCTGTAAGCGTCAGATCGGTCGCGGCGGAAGCGGTGATGGAGTTGATCGACGTGAGCGCGGTGGGGAGCGCGAACGTAGGGTTGCCCGCCACGCCGTCGCCGTTCGTGACCGTGATCTGGTCGGTGGTGCCGGTGATCGTGCGGACTGCGGCGGTGCCGGCTCCGGTGCGGGCGATGAGTCCGGTGCTCGCGAGGCCCGCGATGGCCGTCAACTCGGCGTCAAGCGGTTGGCGTGCGTTCAGTGCCGTTTGGAGATCGGTCTGCGCGCTGAGAGTGCCCGTGATGCTTCCCCACACCGATCCAAACCCCGGCGGGAGCGTGAGCGTTACGTTGGATAGGTTGAGCGTGCCACCCGTGGGGGTGCCGCTCAACACACCGTTCAGGGTAAGTGTGCGACCGGAAGGAAACCGGAGGTCGCCGGTGATGTCGTTGGTGGTGGTGCCTTTGAAGACACCTGTGGTTTGACCCTGTGTCCACAAGGCAAACAGAAAGAACAGGCCGATGAGTTTTAGGATTTGTTTCATGGTTAGGAAATACGGACCCACACTTTGGCGTTAGTGCCGGCGTTGTAATCAACGGGACGAACAACGGCGTCCGCGACCGCGGCGTCGGTGCCGGCCTTCAAGCGCCATGTCTGTGGCGGTTGGTTCTGGTCGATATAAAACTGAACCACACACCCGACGGGTTGGGTGAGGGTGGCGATGCCGTCGAGGTAGCCCACACCTCCAACCGAACCGGTAAGCGTGCGTGTGTTGAGGAAAGCAAGGGAGAGAAGAGCGGCCATGTCGGTAGTGTCGAGGGTTACGGTGATTCCGGTCCGAACCGGGAGGATTGCGTAGGTCTTTTCGAAGATAACCACGGAAGTGACCGTGTTTGTTACCGTAAGCAGAGCGGTAAACATGGCGAACGCGGAAAACTGTGCGCCATTAACACCGAAGTCGATTAGGAGCCTGTTTTCGGAGAGAACCGTAATGCCCGCCCCACTGGTCAGCGTAAACAGGGGAAGGGTGTCGGTAGCAAAACGGTAAACGTCGAGTTGAACATCATTGGCACCCTCAACAATGACAAAGGGATTACCGTTCTCGTCCACCACCGTGAAAATAATGGAGCACCGCCCAAGGAGCGGAACCCTCATATCGTTCGAGTCACCGGGATTAAAGAGTGCATTCATACGCGCTGTGAACGAAGGAGGTGGCGGAACGAAAGTGGCATCTCGGTAACCTTACCCTCCGCGTCAACGGCCGACGGGTTGTCATACAGGTGACGGGCGAGCTGCATTACCGCAAGGGAAAGCATGGCGTTCGGGGCGGTAACTGTGGCCAACGGGCCGGCAGTAAACTCGATTTCAATGGCGTCGGGGCGTTTCGCCACCGCGGGGAGGGTAACCCCATCGGCAAACACCAAACGGCCGGGAATCGCAACGGAATCGGCGAAATAATTGGCGACGTCCCACGTTACCACAACACCACCCGCCTCGGGGTAGTATTTGACCGAGTTAATGGCCACAAGTGGTGTGCGTTCCAGTGCAATAGAGCTCAGTGTGCCACCGTTGTAACCGGGTCCGCGAATCCCGTAAGGTTCGGCAAAGCACGGCCAGTTTTCCAACTGGAGCACGTAGGTCTGGCGGATAAGGGAGCGACCGGTATAGTCTTCAACTACTGCGGTCGCTGCCCGGAGTAAAAACGAAACAAGCTCCGTGTCGTCGGGCAGAGCCCGAAGGTGCCGAAGCGCGAGGCTAACCGGAACCGTGAACTCTTGACTGGCGACTAGGAGCTTGATCGGCATGGCGGGGACTTACTTTTTCTTGGCGGCAGTAGCGGCAGCGGCAGCCTCTTCCTTCTCGATGGCGATCTGGTCGAGGAACGCCTTGGCCTCGGGCGTCTTGGCGTCGAGTGCCCGGTTGGCGGCAATGAGCGCGTAAGCGACGGAGTCCGACTTGCGGTCTTCGACGCCGGTTTCGATGACTTGGCCGCGTTCGGCAATTTTGCCTTCAGTGGCGACACAGGTTTGGGTGATGACGAGTTTCATGAATGATTTTATTATGGTTGTGGTTTTGGACGAAAAAAAAAAACGGGGTTAGTAACCTCCCCCGGTTCACCAATTAGGTGAGGATGTCTTTGCAGACCGCAAACGACTCGGCCCGACGGACGATGAAGTCGTAGAAGGTCCAGCAGTTCAGGCGAATAAGACCTTCGGTGTCCTTGGAGTAGGGGTTCACAAGGAACTCCAAACCGCCCCACTGACCCATGAGGGCGTCGTTGAAGTTACCGAACGCCATGGCCGAGCAAACGGCACCGGACGCACCCTTGACGAGCGTGTTCGGCACCAGATTGGTGATACCGACGGGATACTCGTTGAGCGGGGTGGCCTTGTTTTGTTTGTCCCAGATCATGTTGCCGGCGGTGTTGGCCGCAACGAGGGTCTTCTTCATGCGACCGCGAACGCGGGTGTTGGTGATGTAGCCGAGGGCACCGACGTCGGCGTCCAAGTTGGCCACAAGGGTCTCCAGATCCACCGACAGGTCGTAGGTGGGGAGGGCGCCGTTGGTGCCGAGTGCAACCGCACCCACACCGACCGCGTTCAGGATACCGAACGGCTGTGCCGTGCCGGAACCGTTGATCGCGCGGCTGTCCATCACCTGTGCGATCTGGAACGCGAGATCGTTACGAACCCACGCCTCCACATCGACGCTCGACTGGAGCAGGAGTTGGCGGGAGATTTCCGCGAACACGGGCAACCGGCGAGGCGACATGCTAATGGTGCTGAACGTGGCGGACGACTCGGCGGAAGCGACGTTCTCCGCACGCTCCACGGCCTGATCGTCGGCGACGACCTTCGGGAACAGGATGTTCCCCTGCAAACCGCCCAGCATGGTGACGCCCATTTGGCCCATGATGAGTTTCTTGCGTAGACGGTCGATAAGGGAACCGACGTTCGTCTGGATGGTCATACCACCTTGGTCACCGGCGACGGTCGTCTGACCCGTGGCGGTGAGATCGCGGCGTTCCATCGAACCCATCACGCCGGCACTGCGGAGCACCAACTGTGGAATCAGCAGGTTGCCGCCGTTGCGGTCGATCTTGGCGTTGCGGTATTCCTTAACCGCCTCGGTGTGCATCTCGCCTTCGATGCCGTCGAGGTCGTCTTTGCCCTCCAACTTGGCGTTGAAGGCACGGAGGAACGAGTAACCCTGAAGGTCCTTGTGTTCCTGTGCGGACAAACCGGAACGCACGTCGGCGACACCGGAACCGGAACGGGGAGCGGGAGTCTCGGCACCACCATGGCGCTTGTCGAGCTCTTCCGAGCGTTCACGGGCCTCGATCAGTTCCTCTTGGATCTTGATCTGAGCGTCGAGCGAAGCGATCGTCACCATGCAGGCCTGACGGGTTTCGGTCTGTTCTTTGGTTTCGGACTTGGTAGCGGACGCCTCGGCGGCCGTGAGGATACCGTCAACTTTTGCAAGTTCGGCTTTCCGGAGTGCGAGCAGTTCTTTCAGCTTTTTCTTCATTGGTGTGTTTTGTTTACGAGCGGTAGCGTAGTTTTTCCGCCGCCGCCCGGGCGCTGATAAGAGCTAGGGACGGGGCTTTCTGTTCATCTGCAGAGCGGAGTTGCTCCGCAAAGATTTGGTGGGCACGGGCAGCAACCGAGGTGTCCTCGTAAGCCGCCCAAGTGACGACGCTGATTTCCACAAAGTCGGCCTTCGTGACCGTGCGCACGTCGTATTTTTGGTTGGCCGAGCGTTCCCATTTGGCCGTCACCGATGCGTAAGGCATCCCGAAGGACATGGCGTCAAGGTTACGGGCCTCGATGTTCGCCAGCACGTCCCGGTTGAGGGTGGTGTCGGTAAGATCGGCCTCAAACAGGATACCCGTGTCGTCCTCACGGAGGGTAAGGGTGCCTGACGACTCCCGGGCCATCGGCTGCTTGGAGTCATGCTGGTAAAGAAGCCGCACGTCGTTACCCTTGGTCAACGACTCGGTCATGGCACCGCGGGCAATGATTTCCTTCCAGCCGCCCATGTCCCGGGACTCCACCCCATAGACAATAGCGTAACCACGGAGACCCTTCTTGAGGAAACCGGGTTTGTTGACCTCGCGTAGCTCGAGGGGTTTGCCGTAAGAGCGCGTTTCGATTTGTGAATTCATGTTAAACGGGTGTGCCGCCGGTGGGTTGACCCTCGGCCGGCTGCTTCTTGTTGGCCATGAGATATTCGGTCGCCTTGGTGGCGTCGATCATGTTAATTGGCTGCAACAAGGTATCCCCACCCTCAATGGCGGGGAGGTTCTCACGGGCCCGGGCATCGTTAGCCGTCCAGATACCCCACTGACGGAAAGAGCTGACCGCGGTCGCACGGGACTTGATGTCACCACGGGCAAGGGCGTCCATATCAAAGTAGCACCCGTAGCCCTGATCCAACTCCTCCGGAGTGAACATCTTCATGTCGATCTGTTGTTCCCAGCGGACACAACAGGGACGCACGATGTCGGTAATGAACGCAATGTTCTCCTCTTCGATACTGGCACGGGGTTGCCCGGCCAAGATCCCCGCCTTATGGGGAGGAACACCAAACACCCGGCAAATCTCAAGGTTCTGCGCGTCTTTGGACTCGAGGAACTGGCTGTCCTTGTTTTCGCTACGCACCGCACTGTATTTCAGACCCTCCTCCAGAACCTTGGTGCGATACAGGTTCTCTCCGGACGTCTCCTTCTCAAAACTCTCCACGAGACGCTGCTGGGCCTCTTTGGAAAGAGTCATGGGGTGCTCCAGCACTCCGCTTGGACGGGAACCGTTACCGAAGAACTTCCCTCCGTTGTCCTGTATGGCCAACGCCAACGCGATACACTCACGCACCGTAGTCGTCAGTGCCATACCTGTGTGACCGTTGTAGCTGTTGGTCTTGAGGTGCAGGATGTCCCGGGCCTCAAAGATCTCCGAACCACGGTTACTCGTGCCGGACACCCGGTAACGCATTACCCGACGGTTACCCACCTGTTCCCAATACGGGTCACAGCGTCCGGTCTCTATGGGATAGAAACCCACCGCATCACCGTCACCATCCCGCAGAATCTCGGCGTAACCTGTGCAGGTCAGGGAAAGATTGGACTGGATTGCCGCCCGGGCATCGGCACTGGTCATGTCCGTGTTGGGACTAAGGCGAAGGGCGTTGTAGAGGCGGTGCTCGGTTGCCATCCGAATGTTACGACCGTTCACCTGCCGCACAAGCAGCGGCAATGTGGACAACGTGTCGGACATTACCCGCACACAGGCAAACACGGTGGCAACTCCCAGAGCCTTGAGCGGGGTAACGGACACACCGGACGACGTTCCGGCCTGTGCTAGCATCATTGCTAACAGGTAGTTGCTTGGATCACTTAACGAGGAAGCAGCCGAGAATGCCTGTCTTTTTTCAAGAACAGGTGGTTTCGCCGTCGTTATCTGTAAACCGAAGAGCTTCACGTGTGAACCGACACCTCACCGGGAAGACACAGTGAGGACAAGAAAATACAGGTGAAGTCATCAAGTTCGGCGCTTACCTCCAAAGCTCAACACTCCTTCGGTTTCGTATTTGGATGTCTTTGGTTTGTTTATGACGACCTCGGAGAGTGCCATAATAATGGCCACAACTCCGTCGATGCGTTTGTTACTGGCATCCTTATCCGGTTTTATGTTTCCGGCCGGGTCACGGCGCACGACCACGTTGGCGGCGTTCCAGTTAAGAATGGGCTGGTTCGGGTGGATAAACGAGTTCTCCACGATAAGCCGTTCGAGTTCGGCCGTGGGGTTTCCCAGCGAGACAAACCCCATTCCCACCTCTTTCAACGACAACCCGTCGTTGGTTAGGTTTGTCACCAATTCCCCGGAGAAATGGCGGTCGTATAGGACGGTCTCCAACCGGAACCACGCCGCCCGGTCGTTAACCTGTTTGCGGATAAACTCGTAGTCCGTGGTCTTGCCGGGGGTTATGGTGATAAAACCCTGCTTCTGCCATAAACGGTAATCCACCCGGTCCCGCACGCTCTTGTCGCGAAGTTCGGCTTCGGGCAGGTAGAAGTCCACCCATACCGTAATGTGCTCCAGACCCGGTTGCCGGTTGAAGACATAGGCAACGGCCGACAAATCGTTCACACGGGCAAGGTCAAACGCCGCACAACACCGCTTATGCTTAAGAGATTCAAGGGTTACCGTCCGACCACACGCATTCCACTTCTCGACGGAGAGCCAAGCCTCGGCCACGTCCGTCCAGACGTTGAGCTGTTTGTTGAGGAAAGCGTTCAGGCTGCTGGGCATTTGCACGGCACCAAGGCACTTCTTCTCCATATAGTCCACCAACTTGCCCGTCCCGAGGTTGGGATTGGCAATAAACCAGTTTTCCGGCTTGTTCCAGTCTTCCCGCTTCTCTTCGTCAACGGTATAGATTACGCCGAACTTGTGGTCGTCCTGTATTCTACCCTCGAGGATGTTGATTAGGTGGTCGCGCTGCTGGTAACAGATACCTTCCCGGTTGTTGCCCGCGGTGGTAATGGCAATCATGTGCCAATGATCACGGGCACCGAACGCATCTTCCATGACATCCCACAGATCCCGGTTCGGCCACGCATGCAACTCGTCGGCGTAGGCAGCCATCGGGTTAAGACCGTCCAATCGTTGTGAGTCCGAGCCCAACGGTTTAATGAACGAGGTGCGGCTGGAGCCGTTGGCAAAGATGGTGTTCTTGCCTTTAAGGATCTCAAACGACGAATCCAGCTCCGGTGAGCCGGCAATATAAGCGGCAACGTCGTTGTAGAGCAGTTTGGCTTGGTCCTCCTTTGTAGCCAAACAGTAAACCTCGGCTCCGGTATCTTCCACAAGGGAGCAGTCGTAGGACGCTCCGGCCGCGGCGATGGTTGTTTTCCCGTTCTTACGGGGGACTTCGATGTAAACAATGTTGAAACGCCAAAGATCGGTCTCTTCACTGTCAACTACCTGCTTCCACCCGTAGATGCAGCCAAAGATAAACTTTTGCCACGGCTCGAGTTTGAGCGGGGTGCCTCGCGACGGACCCTTGTAATGCTTCAAGTAGCGTTCACAGTAGCGAAAGAAGTGACGTGCGGCCTCGGGGTCGAACCAAACATCAGCCCGGTCTAGGTCACGAAGATGGCGCTCACACGCCAAACGCACGTAGCGGCACGCGGCTTGTTGGCCGGAGACCACCGATTCGGCGTATTGGGTGGTGAAGTCGGTAATGTTCTTAGCTTTCATCGTCGTCGTCCACATTGAGTGCGTCCTTGATGGACATGGCCTTGCCGGTCGGTTTCGACTTCTCACCGCGGGACTTCGGGGTAAAGAAAAGATCCCGCCGTAATGAGGCGAGCAGGGACTGTTTGTGCATCACCAGTGTGGTCGTCGGGTTAAGATACTCGCCACCCTTCGGGCCGGTGAGCTTGTGGCCTTCCGTTTCCACCTCCTCGGAGAGGCGGATCACGTCGGCGTAGGTGATGGCGTAGTCGGCGAGCAGCGACCTGTCCACAGGTGTGAGCTTGTTGCCCAGCGTGCGGACGACGCGGATATACTCTTCACGGGCGATGCCGTCCGTGATGTGGTTTGGGATCTGTAACGGCTTGGAGGCCGGCGGTGGTGGCGGTTGTTTTTTGGACATAAATTGGGTTGGAAGCGCACCCGCCGCAGCGGTTGTGAACATTCCGTAGCATGCGCTCACAGAACCAGCGTGAGTCTTTTAGCTTGACGCATTTGGATACCCCGCCCCCCTCATGAGCGCGCGCAGAAGATTGAACGCCCGCAACGGTCTTCGGGGCGGCTGAGTTCGGAACGGAACCCCCCCTAGGGGTCGGTCCAGTTTGCACAAGAGGGGAGGGGAGGAGCGCCTCTGCTCCCCTGCCCTGATCACTAATGCGAATGGGTCCCAATAGCATCAGACTATTGTGATCGGGTCCCA